TTGTATCAGGCCCAGTATATAAGAAAACACCTTCATTACAAATCCTAGTACTAGTACAGAAAGAGATAGAAGTATGCCTCCTATAAGTAGAAAACCTCCAGCTATAATAGCTATCATACCTACTACCACACCTGCTATAAAGCTAAGAATCTTAATCCAGGTAGATATGTTTTCTTCCGTGAACAGTGTAGAAAGAGCATCCTTAAGAAATTCTAGTGCTGGTTTTAGGATAACCCATATCATGGCACCAAACGATACAAATATAAGAAACGCTAGTTTCAGCGCCGTAACAAAAGAATCAATGTCTGTCTTATGAGCCTTTATAAATTGCCCTATGGTTAGTATGCCCCTTCCTACCCAGTTTAGAGCATTTCCTACAGCAGTGGCTATACCTACCAGTTCCGGGGGCATAAAGTCTTCTAGGTCTATAGATGCCAATAATGTTGCCACTCTCTCAATAGGCCCCGTAGGAATAACGGACGCCCCCTCCATAGCCCCTTCTTTTCCAGGTTTTTGTGGGGCAGCGGCCTGCCCAATTAGGCCCCCTAATGTTTGTAGTCCCTCCCCGGCCTTTTTAGCTATGCCCATTCCAACGATAAGATCATCTATAATAGCCCCTAACTTTACCCAAGCATTATCAGTATTCCATTCAGGGTTCAGTAGCTTGTTATACCCAAGGCCCTGCTCAAATCCATAACTCTTAATCCTATCTAGTATTATCGTAATCTCGTTTAGCGTAAAATCGAAATCGGCTATCCTACCATCCAACCAGGTTTTAATTTGTGCGCCTATTGCTTCTAATTTTCCACTAGACGCTAGTTCAGTAAGTACCCCAAACCATTTTTCTGCAAATTTACCAATCGAATCCGCTGCCGGGCCGAATAGCTTAGGCATAATTACAAAGAAGAAGTCCTTTAATGTGGACTGAATACCTGTAATAGTAAACGACATACGCTTGGCTGCGCCGCCAAACTGCTCGTCTGCCATAGTTTGAAACGCTGTAACAAAATCCTCCCATGTAACTTTACCGGAAGCCAGAGCAGCATTAAAATCTAGGTGCGTCTTCATGGTAACGCCAGTCTGTTTCTCAAGCTGCTTTAAAACGGCGTATAGATCAAATCCAGCCTTACCCAATTCCCAGAAGTCTCTAGCCATGATCTTACCTTGCATTTTAATTTGTGCAAAGTTAAAGGTCATGCGTTCTAGCATTTCGTTTGTAGCGCCTGTACCAGCAGCTACGTTAAGCATTCCCTCAGTCATCCTCATAGCTTGGTCGGATGTAAACTGAAAGGCAAGAGCTAATTTATATACAGCATTAGCATTTTCTAATGTGTATGGAGAAAAGATAGCAATTCTAGCAAGCTGGTCCATGGTAGCCTTAGCTTTAGGCTCTACCACATCAAATAATTCGCTTGCTGTTACCCAGGCTCCAGTACCCTGGTGCAGTACTTCTACCCAGCCCTCACCAGAATCCGTAGCACTCTTAAATACATTGGCTATTCTCTGTACTTCATCCGGCATTCCGGCAAATACTTTTCTAACTTCCTCTAAGCTCAGGCGTAGTACAGTACCTTCTTTAGTTTGTCTCTGCATAATTATTGCAGATTCCATACCAGCATTGATAAAGTTAGCCATTTCTCTGGCCTGTAGGGTTTGAATCTGTATAGCTAACCTCTGCATAACAGCTACAGCATTGAAGGAGGTACTAATGAATTTTTCAACAGCCTCCTTAGCCATATTGAATGCGCCAACAATGAGTTTACCGATAAGGAAGCCGGTTACAAACTCACTAATACGAGAAAATGCACCGCCTACACCAGACAAGGCTTGTCCTACCGCTCCTATAGCATGAACAGCAGGATTTGCGTTAGCCTGAATTAGGATTTCTAGTTTTGATTGCGCCATCTATCGGCCTTCTACTCCTGATGAACCAGAGCTTGCCTTAGATTGTCCGTCTAGGACTCCAAGGATTTCTGTTATCTCTTTAAATTCTAGTTTGTCTATCTCTTTAGGTAGTACGGCAAATTTTAGCGCCAGGATTACCCTGAGAGCTTCCCACGGTATGGTTTCCCCGGCGCTAAACTTGCCCGCTATAAAAACAGCCTTACTTATCTCCCTTGATTTTGCGAAAAAGCTCCTCCATGACATCGTTGAATGCAGCCTGCATATCAACAAAGTCAGAGAGTCCCATTTCCAGAATGGCATCGTTTGTTATTTCATGCTTATAGGGCCATGATGTACAACTTCTTGCCATTATATCGACCGTTTTTGCTCCGGCATCCGGGTCATTTTCTTTGAAGGCGAGAATTTCCGAGTACTTGATCCTATTGAGATCGAAAGTAAACTTTACTTCATCTGCCATTATTTATACACTCCTTATATATTCTAGTATGCAGCAGTTCCACCGAACAGAACAGAACCAGACTTTTGGAAGGAAAGTTTGCAGACTACAACATCCGAATACGGATACTCTAGCCCAACAGACTTAACGATTGCAGCAAAACCTCTTTTTGGCTTTGTAGTGGCCGTACCACGAGGCGCATAGATAAGCGTCCCGGTCGTGCCCTCTGGTAGCGCAGCCTCAAACTGTGCGGCAGCGGTCCCACCCTGATCCAAAACTTCCATTTCGGCTGTACCGTCTTTTAACGATACGAGATAGGACTTATCCGCTTCGCTAGAGGCAGTGATATCAACGAGATCGGATTCCCGATCTACAGTTAACGAACGCTGATCCCCAGACAAAACAATCGTTCCAGCAGCACAAATAAACTCTGCATACAGGTCTTTACCTGTATAGCGATTGGCTATTGACATTGATAATTACTCCAGTATAATTTCTTTTATTGATTTTGAGCCGCTTTCACTGCATATAAGGCTCCGATATGAAAGGCTATCTTACCGCCTCCCTGGTCCTCTATGAAATGAAGTCCCATGCTTCTAAAACAAGCATAGTCACTATAGCCATCAGTATTGACTCCTATACTTTGGCGATCTAGGGCATTACTTGCCATAAAATCTATGTTTTCTGCCGCCTGTAGATCGTTAGCTATAGCTTTTACCATATAGACAGCCTCTACATTTACTTTCGGGTTATCTGCTATGTGGCCCCCGCCCATCTTCTGAAAAACTAAGACAGGTAGTGTAACCCCTTGAGGTAGTATCGAATTGTAAATGCGAAAAGATGCTGTACCACCTACCAAGGCCGTAAGTGCTGTACTAGCTGTAAGAGTATTGTAGAGTGCTTTTTCTATGAAACGCATTTTTCCTTATCCAAACTTATAGTGCTTTACTATAGGATGTCTAGATGCATACTGTGCTTCCAAGTCGGCCTTTATTGGTATATCTGATACACTACCAACAGATTCTACAGCAGGAATAAAAAAGGGCTGAGCACTATTATTAACCGTACCAAATTCCTGGTGTATCGCATAGAATACTACAGAATATACCCAGGCCGAGTATTTATCTGGGGCCGTCTTTATATCTGCTTCTATAGTACTGTTCTGCCTATATCTTTCTGCATCCGCTACAGTCTCATAATATGTATCTAATATTTTACTAGAAACAGCAATGGAATTATATAATGCCCCCGTTTCAATAGGTGCATTATCTTCCGCCTCACTAGCTATGTCTACGGCTATCTCTGTAACTCCCCTGGATAGCCCATGTCTATGTATGGATTCAGCCAGTGGGGTAAGCAAATCTTCTATTATAAACTCTACAGCGATCATTATGTACTTATTACCTCTAGGACGGCCCTAGTGGACCCTTTCCAAGATTTAGCTCCATCAACAAAACGTACTTCATAGGTTGTACTTCCTATAATGACGTGATCCGTAGATGCAATAGTTTGATCGTGCTTTAGTGTCAGCATCCACATATTTTCGGTTATCAAATAGTTTCTCATGGCACTGATAGCCTCATGTCCCATTAGGCCGACATTAGCTACAGGGTCCAGCCTACAAGAAATGGCGGTACCTCTATTAGTATAACTACGTGCCGGATATCCTATGGTATCGGATGTTTCCGTTACGTATTGAATAGTGCAGGTATCAGGAAGTAGCTGATTTATGTCACTTCGTATATCTGCAAGCTCTGTAGCAGTTAAGGCTATGTCGCTAGTGCTTCCCATTAGGGTATCCGATCATACTTTATACGCTGAGGAGGCCAATCCTGAGTATCTATATCATCCCGTACCATAGGAGACATAAAAATTTCTGGTGCCAATCCAGCCATTTGTTTTAGGACCTTGATTTGTTCTCTAACTGCCGCAGACTTCTGAGAGCGCCATACTCTCATATTATCTGTTTGAAAGTCGGGCTGTCTAGCAAGCTCAGTAGACCAAGAAACCAAAATATCCATAGCTGCTTTGTAGGGATTATGCATCCATCCAGTGAAGAACCTAGCACTTCCTCTTTGGTCAGATGTAAATGCAATAAACCCATCTTCCGGGGTTAGAGTATAATTAGCTGTACCAATTATTGAGCCTTGGGAGTCTGATAGATTGCAGTTAGTGTTATTGCCGCCGCCTGCCGTATCCTCTAGCCATTTATATCCAACATAAGCATGCTGGAAGATAACAGTACTTCCAGAGGTAGAATATTCTTCTTCGTAGTCTACGGGATAGCGTGCAAGTCTAACTCGCCTAGAATCTAGTACTCGTTGTATCTGCTCGTCTGTAAAGTATGTTACGGTAGCCGCGGCCTGATTAACGATTGAATATTCGCTAGTCCCCGCTCCGGTCAGTCGTCTCACTTCCGCTACTAGGTAATCTATCCCCGCCCGTGTGGTCATTATTTAAATCTGTCCTCTGTTTTACCAATTCCAAACACTTCTTTAAAGCAGGCTCCATATAAGTGTCATAGACGTGGTCTAACTCATAATTTTTAGCGCCGTTCTTGGCGTTGAATTCATACTCAAGCCTATCTCCGGCGAAGATATTTTCAAATGCTTCCTCAATCTCATCAGAATGAGGGACCATTTGGTACTGCTCCTGATCTGTCAAGAATAGAGTACCATTGACTACCTGACCAGAAAAACAAAGCTCCGGCATAGATGTAACATTAGTTACTACGACCGGAGTGCCACATGCTTGTGCCTCTACTATTGGTATTCCGAACCCCTCCCCCCTACTTGGGTTTGAAAGTACATCCATCATACAGTAGGCGTTCCGCATATAAGTTTCTGGAAGTCCCACTATATATTTATAGGGGTCAACAAACCTTACACATTCATCCGGCACATCATTAAGTTTAAGAACATGGATAAGGTTTACTCCGTCTGGAGTGTCGGCTGCTGCATGAAAATATAGAATAGCTTCCGGGTGCCTCTTATAAAACCTAGAAAATGCTTCTATTGTACTGCTAAA